GCACTTCAAAAATATGATGACGTCATTCCTGTATTTATTGGGACACCGGAACAACTAACTGGGGCAAATAAATATCGTTCGGATCATTCTCTTCAGTTTTTATGTGAATCCTTATGTGAGTTAGCTGACGAGTTGACTAAATGTGGGAGCAGACTACATTGTTTTTATGGCAAAAATCTCGGTGTTTTGAAAAAATTACATAAACATAAACAAATCGCTTCTATTCATTATAATAAAGATTATACTCCATACGCGGTTAATAGAGACAGTGAGATTCAAAAATTTTGCCTCGCAAATGAAATAGAATGTAATGAATATCAAGATTATATGCTTACTGAACCTGGATCTATATTAACCCTATCAGACACTCCATATAAAGTATATGGAGCATTTCAAAAAAGAGTAATTCAAACAAAGATTTCAAAAGCAAAGAAACTTTCAAAAACATTAATGAAAAAACTTGGAAAGCAAACTTTTCAAAAACCCTTAACTACATTAGAATCCACTTTTCTCAAAAAATATTACAAAGAACAAGATGTTGAAATACGTGGAGGACGCCGATTGGGACTTGCTATTCTCAAAAGTATGGGAGATTTCAATAAATATGCTTCGATGCGAAATGAACTCACCTATTCAACGACACAATTAAGTGCTTACATTAAATTCGGTTGCGTTTCTATTAGAGAAGTTTATTGGAAAATACGAGCGAAAATTAAAAATGCTGAGAGCAGGGCGAACTTAATTAACCAACTAATATGGCGTGATTTCTATTTTCAACTTATGTATCATTTTCCTAAAAGTATGGGTAATAACTTCCGTGAAAAGTTCAATGGATTCAAATGGAAAAATAATAAAAACTGGTTCAAAGCATGGTGTGAAGGACGCACCGGATTTCCCATTGTAGATGCTGGTATGAGAGAATTGAATGAAACGGGTTATATGCATAACCGATCTCGTCTTATTACAAGTAACTTTCTAACTCGTATATTAATATGTGACTGGAGATGGGGAGAACGCTATTATGCACAGAGATTACGTGATTATGATCCATCCGTAAATAATGGGAACTGGCAATGGTCGGCAGGAACTGGAACGGATACAGCACCTTTCTCTCAACGTATTTTTAATCCTTGGTTACAAAGTGGTAAATTCGACGAATCATGTGAATATATAAAGAAATGGTTGCCTGAATTGAAAGATATTCCAAATGAAGATTTACATAAATGGGATGAAAGACATACTGAACATGATTTGAAAAAACTTGGATATGGGAAACCAATAGTAAATTATAAAAATCAAAGAGCAGAAGTGAAACGAATATACAAACTTCAAAAATAAATTTCAAAATAAAATAAATTCAAAAAAAAATAATGGTCATTCATCTGTTAATTCATCTCTTTCTGCAAATATATCAGGCATATGTTCTGCAAATATTTCACCTGGTGTTTTACCTTGTTCTTTTGCTAAGCGAGCAACTTCTTTTTCGCTCAATAGATCTATTTTTTCGTGTCTTTTCGTTCCATTAATAATTACTGCTTCTATATCAACCATTCGGTGTTTGAATGTACTAAAACTATGTAATGTAGATTTTTTATATTCATTGTAATTGTCTCTGACTGTATCAGTCAATTCAGGTTTTAATCTTTCAAATTCGCTTTCAATTATCTTTTCATGTTTATTATACATTGAACAAATAGTAAGTTGTTTATTTACTTTTTCCCAATCGTTTTCTTTATATATATGCATATGTTTGGATTTACAATTTGTAATTTTTGCATTAAAATTTTCAGGATGTAAAACATGATAGTAAGTATCTTTGATATGTTGGACAACTACATTTCTAGGATCAACAAACATAATTTTTAATTTGTCATCTGTAATGTATTTTGTTTTCTCCTTACCAAAATTATTTATCTTCAAATGGTTATTATTGTTATTATTATTTTGAATATTTTGAATATTATTATGACTATTTGTATTATGACTATTTGTAGTTTGATTTGGAATAAGTTTATCTACTAAAGATAGAACCATCTTTTGTGCTTTTTTATCGGCAAGAACTTCTACTTTTGCATCAGTTTCTTCTTGAACTTCTTTTATCTTTTGTTCAGCATCTATCAATTTTTGTTCAGCCTCTCTCATTTTTTGTTCAGCCTCTCTCATTTTTTGTTCAACTACTTCTTTTACTTTATTTTCTATTTGTTCCTTTGTTACTTCTTTTTTATGTTTGCAATAATGTTTTTGATGTCTATAACAACTGTTTGTAGAATTAAATTGTTTATTACAATATTTGCACTTTATTGTGTTTTGAGTAAGTATTTGTGTGTGTTTGTGTGCTCTGCATTGTGTAGGTTTTTGTGCGTTGTTTATGTTACTTATTATGTTACTATTTGTATAACTATTTATTTCAGTGGAAGTTATATCAATACCATAAGACTTTGCTATACTTTTAATTGGAACATCATTATTAACCGGGTTGCAAAGATTCTTTCTTGTGAGGTGGTGTTTAAAATTGCTTTTTCTGTTTGTTGTGTAGTTACATCTTGGGCATATATAGGCGGACATTTTGAATTTTATAGCTTATAATATGTCAATAAAATAATGTTTAAATTAAAAACTTACCATAAGATTTGCTTAATTTTGCTTAATTTTTTTGCTTGATTTTGCTTAAGCGCCTCATGAGGGGGGGAAACCCCGCCAGATTTAGAAAATTTCCAACACTTTTTTAAAAAAAATATAAAAAACATATAAAACCCCAAAAAAATCCACCTAAATACACGATTTCAAAATGTGCTATTTTTAATTTCAAAATTTCAAAATTTCAAAATTTCAAATTTCAAAAATTATCCCATGGGAACACAACCCATCTATCTTCAATTCGTTCGGCCACAAAATAATTCTCTCCAAATTCAAAACGATCCATTACAGGTGATAATATTTTCTTTTTTCTCTTGTCATATAATACGGCAATTCCTAAATTCTCGGAACTAAATCCCTTATCAACTAATTGATTTACAAGCAAATTCAATGTTCCCATCGTATCGGACAACTCATCCACTATAAGAACGTGTTTGTCCTTTAGAAAATTAATTTCACAATCTCTCAACCATTGAAATATAACCGGTTTCTTTTGCATTTCTTCACCAATATAAAAAGAAATACCAACACTATAAACAGGGATATTCAAATAAGTTCTCAACAAACGAGAAGGGATTAATCCTCCACCTGAAATAGTAAGTATAGCGTCATATTTCTTATTCGAATTATGTATTTGATCTTTGATAAGTTTAATGTCACGACATATATCATTGAAAGTTAGGTATAGTTTATTATCACTCATTTTACTTTTAATTACTTTTAATTACTTTTTTATTACTTTTTATTTTATACTTTTAAAATAAAATAACAAATCTAATTAGGTTTAAATTTAAATTTGAACAAATACATTTAAACGTTACTGTCTATTATTAATTATCTATAGATAAATTCTATATTAACTGTATATTCACTTTACATTCACTTTACATTCACTTTACATTCACTTTACATTCTATTTAAAATGTCTTCATTTGATTACAATAATAACACTTGGGATGTAATAGACTCTTATTTCAAAAATGTTGGATTGGTAAATCATCAAATCGGTTCGTATAATCATTTCATTGACCACCTATTTCCAACGATTACAAAACAATACAATCCTATATCCATTCGCTTTCAAGAAAGAAAGAGAAAACAAGACAAAAATAAAGTTGAAACAAACAACAAAGATAGCAAGGATAGCAAGGAAGAGGACAATAAGGACAATAAGGACAATAAGGACAATAAGGACAATAAGGACAATGACGTGAATACAAAACTGAAATCACTTATTGGAGGTGCTGATAAAAAGGAAAACATTGGAAATATGGGAGAAAAGGTGGATCATTCTAAATATACATATAATGTGTTTATTAATTTTGACAATCCAGTGTTGGGCGAAGCTGAATTTCGGGAAAATACTGGAAAAAGAAGTAAAATGTCTCCTTATATTGCTAGAATGCGTAATTTCACATATTCTTGTCCAATTTACATTGATGTCATTATTACTACTGTAATCAAACGAAAGGACGATTTGAATGGAGAACCGTATCATAAACATACACACTGTATTAACAAAGTCGAGTTTGGGTCAATGCCCATTATGTTGAAATCAAAATGTTGTATTTTGAACAAAAAGAACTACTTTGATAGAAATGAATGTCCGAATGATCCAGGAGGATACTTCGTTATTTCTGGAAAAGAGAAGGTGCTAGTTAGTCAAGATGAATGTATTGTAAATATGCCTATGGTAAATAAAAAGAATGGTAAATTCGTCGAACAGGGCGAACTCGTATCTATTTCAAAGGAGAAATATGGTATTGTCCGTAAATTTGAAATCAAAATTACTTCAGAATCGTCCCACAGAAGAAGTACTATTAAAGCCGTGATCCCACATATTAAACATGAAATTCCAATCGCAATTCTGTTTAGAGCACTTGGATTGGAGAATGATCGGGATATTGCTTCTCATATTTTAATGGACATCGATGTAAAAGAACATTCGAACATTCTATGTTTAATGAACGATTCATTTGACGAGGTATATTCTTGTCTGAAGAAGAAGAAAAAGGCGTTGTATTCTCAATTAAAAGAAACATACGACGCACTTAAAATGCCTTGCGATATCTCATCTGAAAACGAAGAAGAAAATATTGTGGAAATCACACCAGAAAAAATCGCCGAAATTGATGCCGAATTTGAAGAAAAAGTTGAAGCGTTGAACAACCGGACCCCAAAGGAAGAAGCGTACGACTACCTTATTGATTACATTACTCTATATTACAAGAGTAGTGAATCACTGAATGTCGCAAAGAAAAAATATTTGACAAACGTTTTCAAAAAAGAATTTCTTCCTAATATTGGTGTAAGTGGTGATGAACAAAATCTTCGCGAGAAAATAATGCAAACTGCATTTTTCGCAAACAAAGTATTGAAAGTTCATTGTGGTAAAGCAGAATATGATAGCCAAGATGGATATAACAACAAGCGCATTCACAATACAGGTATTTTGATGGCGAATCTATATAAGATGCTTATTAATAAACTTGTAAAAGAAATGCGCGATGAATTGAACCGGGAATTTAAAAATGGAGCTTGGCGTTCTACGCATTTTTCAAAACTAGTAAATGATACGAACATTTACAATATTATTAAGTCAAACAACATTATTGACTCTGGAATGAAATACGCCATTGGAACCGGGAATTGGGGTGCTCAGAAATTCAGTAATAAGAAGGGTATATCTCAAGATTTGAATCGATGGAGTTACAAAAGTAGTATTTCCCACCTGCGCCGCGTTACAAAGGCAATTGATACCAGTGCTAAACTAGTTGCTCCTCGTCAATTGGATTCAACACAGGAAGGTTATATGTGTCCCGCCGAAACACCAGAAGGGAAGAATGTTGGCGTTGTAAAAAACCTTGCTTTGAGTGCGCAAATTACAAATTATCACTCCGAAGAACCGGTTATTCATATCATTGATTCTTATGATGTGACGAAAGCATATGATATTCCGGTTGAGTATTTGTCGTATCCGTGGTGTAAAGTATTCATTAATGGACGGTGGCATTGTATTTTGAACAAAGGACTAAACCCAAATACCTTTGTAACCGAACTGCGATACAAACGTTCACTTGGTATGATTCACAATCATATTAGTATTACTTGGTACATTTCCGATAATATAATTATGATTTATACAGATTCTGGACGGTGTATTCGACCTCTTTACAGAGTTAATAACAATAAACTTCTCATTACTGACAAGCACGTATCTGATCTAAAAAACAATCGTATGAAATTTCATGAACTTTTTATGAGTAATGCTCAAACTGGAAACCATGCTCTTGTTGAATATATTGATACAGAAGAATTAGAGAATTGCCTTGTTGCTGGCACTTTTAAAGATTTGGAATCTGGTGGTAAAGGAGATATTCCATATAATTACACTCATTGTGAATTACATCCAGCACTTATGTTTGGAATTTTGGCAACTGACATTCCTTTTCCAGATCATAACCAATCACCCCGTAATAGTTACCAGAGTTCTATGGGGAAACAAGCAATGGGAACGTACGCTTTGAATTTTAATAAACGAATTGATACGCTTTCCCATGTTTTACATTATCCAGAACATCCGATTGTTGGGAATCGTCTAATGCGCATGCTTCCAACGAGAGATATGTCAGCAGGAATTAATGCCATTGTAGCAGTCGCAACTTTTACCGGATACAATCAAGAGGATTCTGTTATTATTAATCAAAACGCAATAGACCGTGGTCTTTATCAATCCACATTTTACAGAGGATACAAGAGCGATGAATCAAAAAATACAAATGCATCTGAGGATTCACGATTTGGAAGAGCAGATAAAACCACAACAAAAGGAATCAAATATGGAAATTATTCGAAACTTGACGAAAACGGATTTATTTCTGAAAATGTTCACGTAAAAGGAAATGATGCGATTATTGGAAAACTTATGCCGGTTAAAAACCGCAATGATAAATATAAATATAAGGATAGCAGCACACTTCTTCGCTCAAACGAAGAGGGATACGTTGATAAAGTATTTGTGTCGCGCAATGGTGATGGATTTCGTGTTTGTAAAGTGTTAACTCGTTCTATTCGTGTTCCCGGAATTGGCGATAAATTTTCTTCGCGTCACGGACAAAAAGGTATTGACGGTGTCACATATAGACAAGAAGACATGCCTTTTACTGCAGAAGGCATTACACCCGATTTGATAATGAATCCACATGCTGTTCCCTCACGGATGACAATTGGCCACTTGATGGAAACGGTTTGTGGAAAAGCAGGTGTGAATATTGGAAAATATGGCGATGGTACACCGTTTACAGATGTGGCAGTAGAAGATGTTGCGTCTATATTAGAAAAAACCGGATATCAAAAATATGGCGATGAGATCATGTATGATCCAAGAACTGGTAAGCAATTCGTATCATCTATCTTCATTGGACCAACATATTACCAGAGATTGAAGCATATGGTTATGGATAAGATGCATTCTCGTGCAAAAGGTCCAGTTGCAAATATGACTCGACAACCAACCGAAGGACGTAATAGAGATGGTGGTTTCCGTCTAGGAGAAATGGAAAGAGATGCACTTATTGCTTATGGAGTATCTGGGTTCTTGAAAGAGTCATTACTTGAACGTTCCGACAATTTTAAGATTCATATCTGTAAAACTTGCAATGATATTGCACAAGTGAACCGGAAACGTAACATCTATTATTGTAAAAGATGTAGTTCAACTTCTGGATTTGCGGAAATTCGTCTGCCATATGCGATGAAATTGTTGAAACAAGAGGTAGGTGGTATGAGTATTGGTATGGGTTTGATTTCTAAATAGACGGTATTGTTATCTGTTATCTGTTATCTGTTATCTGTTAAATTTAAACTTTCAAAATGTAATTTAATTTAATTTAAAATCTGATTCTTTTTTTTTCTTGTAACTGAACAACAAATAGATCTATCATATTCATATTCATATTCATATTCATATTCATTCACATTCACCTTCATATTCATTCATATTTATTCACTAATTTATCAAAATGTCTTGGAGAAATGATACTCGTTGTGTTATTGAACCCTATCATAAACACAGTACATACAAGAACTTCGGTTCTTACAAACGTGGTAATTTAAGAAACCCAAATGTTCCTATGTTATGGGAGCATAAAAAACAAAGCGGTATATATAGTGGTTCATATGGATTTAGTGATTGCGTTAGTAAAAAATCTCCAAAAAATGACATATACAAACATTTCAACGTCAAGAGTTCAAAGATGTCACTAAAACAAACCCGTTGTGGTGTTATCGCATTCAATGAAAATATGACAAAGGTATTGTGTGTATGTAACAAAATTATTTATGATAAATGTGGATTCGAACTATGGGGATTACCAAAAGGACATATGGAAGAAAAGGACAAAGTATATTCAAATTGCGCAAGTCGGGAGTTATTTGAAGAAACAGGTGTAAGATATAATATTAACCAAACTAAATTTGTATATAAACGTATAAATAGAACGATTTATTATCCCATTGTACTTAAGGAAAAAAGAAATCTCAAGCAAATTGACAAAAAAGAAATTTTAAAAGTAGAATGGAAAAATGTAGATGAATTGCTAAAAACAGAACAAAATACTCGTTTTCATAACCGAGATTTGAAGGTATTTCTACATAGATATTTCCACGATGTGAAAAAACTCGCCAAAATTAATGATGAAGCTTCTAAAAAATATTGACTAAATCTGCCAAATCTGCCAAATCTGCCAAATGTATTATAGAAATTATTTGTATTGTATTATGTTTTATTTTATTTACATTTTATATCAATTTCATTTGAATAAGATACTATGAGTACTCAAAATCAACAAAAAACATTAGAAAAAAAAAAGACAATATTAAAGGGATTACAGAACCCATATGTTGATATAATGAGACAAAAAATAGGTGAATTTATGTTAATACGTGATGATTTAGAAAGAAGAGGTACAACATCCGGTACAGGGTTAAGTGCTATTATAGATGATATAGACAAAGTATATAACGAAAAAGATAATAAACAAATTGCAGAATTTATCATTACAAATAAAAGTAGCAATTCAACAGACGAATGGGCGGATCACTTTCAAATATCATTATTATCAACTTTATTATATAATAATGGATTTCCTTGTCAAATTATTGTAAAAACTTTAAAAAATAAACCTCAAAGCGACATGCTATCACCAGACGACGGCAAATTAGGTGATGTAGTATATAAAATGCCTGTGGTTTATGCAGGAGCTAGGGGTGAACCAGTAGAAAAACAAAAACAACTTATTCACTATACATTTATCATACCAACTGATATGAAAATAAATATACCAGAGAATTTAAAAAATTTATTAACAAACGATATGGAAGAGACAAGTGTAACTGACGGAATGGTTAAATATCAAACTGAAGGAGATGGTCATTGTTTCTATAGAGCTGTAGCAAATTGGTTTATAATATATGGAATAACAACAGACCATTTAAAAAATATGACATACAATGTTCCATTTGATTTTAGCGAAGAACATTTTAAACAAAACTTAAAAGTTCCAAACCCAACAGATGCTAATTCTATTCCTGAGCCTATTTCTTTACCTAATTCAGATGATTTTAAAAAAATAGCAGAAAATATGAAAAATAAAATACAAAACACATATTTTAACCCTACTTTTGAAGACAAATTTAAAAATATTAAAGAAAGTAAAGAATATGAAAACTATGATGGATTAAAAAAAGATAATGGAACACACTGTAATAAATACAAAGGAAATAAATACAAAGGAAATAAAGATCAAGAAGCAAACGTAGTATAAGGACTTGAAAACAACTAAACTACTATATTTTTTTATTTTATTTTAAATTTCAATTATATAGTCTTTGAAATGAAAATTATTTATTATTATCAAACACTTGTCGGGCTAAAGTCTATTTTAGACGAAGAAACGCCAACTTGTACTCATATCATCTTGAGTTCGATTCATTTTGGAAAAAATAAAGATAATTCTCCTTATATACATTTGAATGACCACTCACCAGATGATTCTACATTTGATGAATGTTGGAAAGAATTAAAAACATTGTCTGACAGAGGTGTTGTCATTATGGTTATGATGGGCGGTGCTGGTGGAGCATATGGTGACTTGTTTTCAAATTACGACTTATATTATGGATTATTGAAAAATATGATTTCAAAACACAGCGATGTTATAAAAGGAATTGACATTGATATAGAAGAAGGAGTTGAATTAAATAACGTCAAGAAGTTGATTCAAAATATCCACGATGATTTCGGTGAAGATTTCATTGTAACAATGGCTCCATTAGGAGGTTCTCTAAAATACGATTCACCAGGAATGGGTGGATTTGTCTATAAAGATTTGTATAATTCAGAAGTAGGAAAATATATAAATTGGTTTAATGGACAATATTATGGATCCTATACAATATATGATTTTATGAAAACGGTTCAAAACGGATATCCTGCAGAAAAGATAGTAATGGGAATGGTAAGTGGAAATTTTCCAACGAAATCATCATTTAATGTAGCGTTAGAAACAATTAAACATATAAAAGAAAAATATCCTACTTTTGGTGGAGTAGATGTATGGGAATATTTTGATTCACCACCTGGAGATAAAAGTGATCCAGGAGAATGGTCAAAAGAAATGTCCGAAATGTGATTAATATTTCTATTAAATAATTTATTCATCTGGTTTTCCCCACAAATAAGTATTATCAAATTTTGTAAAATCCCACGTACCAGATGTCTTCTTTGTCCATCCGCTTGGTTGTTTTCCATCAACATCTATACAAGACATAAATTCTGATGCACTGGCATTTATATCCTGGCAAAATTTTCCGCCATAAGGATCAGTCCAAGTATAATTACTGGAATCAGGTAACCATGCTTGACTTGGTCCTTCACTGGCAATGTTTGCATATGTATTTAGATGATTTGTCATAGTATCTATATCACTTCCTTTTGGAACATATACGTATTGTCCTGGATCTTCATATGCTGTTTTAATATTAGTTGTAAGGTTACTTGTGCAGTCTCTTTCTTTGTAATGATCGTCCCAAAAAGCGGCATGCTTACATAAAAATAAGTCATTTGTACCGACTGGTTTAGCTGCGAAACCATCATATTCATTTTTATCGGCTGGTTGTCCCCCAACTTTACCTGCTGTATCAAGTAAAGCAGCATAATAAGGACTCTCTTCTGCCATATATTTATCAGTTAATCCACCCGACGTACAAACTAAACACGAGTTTGAATTAATTCCACCAGCAGCGCCACATGTGTTGTTTGGATTCATAGCAATCCATTCTCCGCCGTTCAAATTGTCTTTTCCAATATTTTCATTTAATTTATCAACGCGTTGTTGACATGTCTGTCCTTGACAACTTCTATTTGTCCATAAGCAAATACTATTTTTCATTTCAGAAAGATTTTTGACTTTTTTACAAATCGGTCTTTTAAGAATATTGCCACATTTGTCCTTATCAACTGTAAAATCCGTATAATCGACTGAGTCTTGAGTTCCAGAAATACTTGAATTTCCATTATTTCCATTATTTTGAAGCGTAGTTACTTCGCCATATTTTACATATACATCACTTGTTCGACCAGTCATTACGTAATTTGGGCCATAATAATGGGCACACGCAGTATCTGTGCTTGTTAAACCTTCAGTTGTACATTGTTGTCCTGCTGCTTCGTGTGCCATATTTGTGAATTCAGTGCCTACAGGAACCATATCATCATTTCGACAAGTGGCTTTTGTTCTTGTTTCCGGTTGCGAACACCCTTGTGTCCACGAACTTTGTGTCTGTGGCCAAGGAAACCATTCTTCTCCATATGTATTTTGACAAACGTCGCCCATATTATCAGTTCTATAGACACATTCGGAAGACCAAGGATCTAATTTAACACCACCAGAATATCCCATTTCACATTGTAATCTTCTATTTAAACCATTACATCCCATTGCTCCCTCGTCATATAAAGATTTACGACCATATGTATGCTGACTTGGTTGATCAATAGATACACCCGAGTTTTGTCCGAAATCAGCAGAATAGTTGGCTAAATTAATAAAATAAGGAGGAATAATTGTTGGTGCGATTCTTGGACCACCTGTAGGCTCTTTTTGTCCAAATCCAACTTGTTTCCGACATACTATATCCCCATTTTCATTCGTTTCATTCAGATCAATAGGTTGTGTGCACTGTGATACGCCTTCAGGTAATTCGTAAATTTCATCTGAACTCTTATAATAATAACCTAATTGACATTTTGCTCTTTGTCCAAGTGCTCCGCAACTTTCAATAGTTGAAGCGCCAAATTGTAAATCAGGAGGACCATTTGTTGTGTAAAAATTTGCGGTGCTGTCAATACCTTGAATTAAATTACCACCTGCTTCTACAGCACATGTATTGTTCAGATTTCCTATCTCTGCCCATCCTCCAACACCTGTTGCTTGATCGCCTACTCCATGACAACGAGTATAATTAAAAGTTCCGGTTGAATTATTCGAATCAGGATTTGGACCTTGACCCATATAATATCCTAAACCACATACACCTCTTTCTTGTCTCCCTACACCTACTAACCCAGAAGCGCACTTTGCTTGACTGACTTCTCTCTCACCCCAAGCTAAATGTTGAGGATAGCCGCCTGTGGTATCGCTTGGTTCTTCACCGTTATCATCTAATCCAGTATACTCATTATAACAACCACTTTGAAAATCTGTAATATCAGCGGCTTCACAAGTCGTAGATGGTCCTCTTGGAACGCAAAAATTCTGTGAAACCATATCACTTGCAAACATAATACCAGCAGATGCAAACGCACACGCCATATCGTTAAATGGACTTTCGGAATATTGTTTCAAAGTATCTTTATCTACTTTAATAGAAGACGTATCTGCCCAACTTTGAAAATAGTTATCGGTAGTAGTTTCTGCTTCTTCAGATTTTTTAAAATAATTAATAATCAAGCGATTGATGTAATAATTCAACGTTAGCATTCTTAATTTAGTAAGTCTTTTATATTCCTTTGATTCGTTTTGTTGCAATGCTTCTTTGTATTTTTCAATTGCAGCATCTCTTTTATTAAATAAGTCATCTGCATCTGAATGTGTATTTCTGAAATCTGCAATATCGGAAGCATATGTTTCCTCATCGATTAATTTGTAATTTTCATCTAAACCTGTAATTGTTTCGTTGTCACTATCAGTATATTCTAATAAATCTTCAACAGATTGAGGTGTAAAAGAACCTGGTTCGGTTAATTCAGGATAATCCTGTGTATTTTCATTAGTCATTTTAAAATAAATAAAATATTAGTTATAATTTAAATTACAATTATAATAGAATATGATAAAAATATCAAAATAATCACATAAATTATTTACGTACCCGGGTCATTCGCCATTTTTAATCATTGTATTTTACAATATAATTTGGTGTTTGTTTCTGTCTTAAATTATAATTCATTCATTGTAACACAACCATATATGAGTTTAATTTTGGGATATAATTTCATAATTTTATATTTTCTGAAATCTAAACTTTTTATAAATCCCAGCGTATCTTTTATGTATAAATCCAACTCTTTTCGCGAAAGAACATGTTCTCTATAATTTATATTTCTCAACAGAAACCCTTTAATTCTTTTTGGTTTATATCCGAGCAAAAACCCTATGGCAATATGATATTCAAGTTCATTTATGTCATAATAATCTGTATGGAGTATTAGAATTAATTTCATTGCATTTTTAAATCCATCTTTGTCTTTTTTATTATAATAAACGTTTCGCAAATAATTTCCTTCACCTATCCATTGAATACAAGGTAGTTTTATGTGATTTATGTATTTTATTGTGTTTTTAACATATGTTTCATTCATTTCGCCGATTTCTAAACTATCTTTAATATGTTGTATTCCATATTGTGTTGTCAAATTAACTCCAGCAAGTGGTTTTTTTCCGATCGCTACACAATAAATGTCGTAAAATACACCAAGTTTTAGTTTTTCATAGGTTTTATTGTATTTATCTGTAGTAAATTCGCCATTTTCATCGATTCTGCCACAATCAGGATATATAGTATCTGGTGAAATAGGAAAGTCCATTTTTAAATATAATTTTTAAATAGAATGTTGAAATAGAATGTGTCAAAATAAATCTGATTGTTTTTTTCTGTGATGTTATTACAATCAAATTTATTTGCGTGTTTCCAGTTTCCAGTTTCCTTCCAGTTTCCTTCCAGTTTCCTTCCAGTTTCAGACCAGACAGAATGGCAACCATGGTCGTCGCCCAGACCCAGACCCAAATCATCGCTTCTGTTGTAGAAGACCTTGTTTCATACGCGTGTGGAGAAGGTGGAGCGTTCAAAGATAACGACGTAACCCCCAAAAAAAACAAAAGCGTTCGTTTTGCAGAAGACATGCAGACGTACTACTACGACCAACGACGAGAAACAACAACCGTGATGCGGGGAGAAGATTGTCTCGCAAAAACCTACGATGGGATGGAATTCGCAAAACAGGTGGTCGAATATTTGGTTTATGCATGTTTCGAAAAAAAGATCGTTACTTCTGGCAGACTGATCAAGCCAAGTTTGAATGACAAATTCGGGAATCTTGACAAAGTCGTGACAAATCGGGTCATAGAATTACTGGCAAATGCGCACGACAGAGTTCAGCTGTTGCCTATATACTCAAGAACCCCGGGAAAAACGCAACTGTTCCGAGACACCGCAGGTAAACACGGATTTGGATTTAGAAAAAAACATCAAAAGACCCTTGGAACACTTGTACATTTGTGCAGATTGTCATTCCAGAAAAACACCAGCGCCAATTAATTATCGTAAGCTAGACCACCCATTCCACTCATAATTCGTAAAACATTATAATTTGTAGCATATATTTTTATTTCTCTATCAACCGCTGAACCACTGGCATTTTGAGCAGTATTTAACCCTAAATGTAAGTCTGCCGAATCTACTCTGGAAAAATTACAAGTTCCTGAAGGCTGATGTTCTTCTGGTGCTAAGGCGAAACTGTAACAATATATATAGGACATATCGGAGACTATTTTGGATCCAATGTTTTTATTTCTTAATGTTACATCAATTTTAGCAGAATTTGTATTATCAAACATTGCTGCTAATATATAAATAGTGGTGTTCAGTGTTAATCTACCTGTTTCTCTATTGTAATTATCCGCAGTAATCGTAATAGTTTGTGCTGATGCATTCGTTGTATCTGATATGTGAGAGTCGTAAGTTGCGGCCGTTGGGGTAACAACTAATACGTCTCCTATATGTACTAAATCAGCATCAAAATCACTTAGGATGTGATTTAAATTTACATAAGGTATTTGGATATTTGTAATTTTGTTAGAATTTGCAATAGCGACTGCTCCATTATACCCAATTAAACTTTGATCCGTTCTTCTGTAATCTCGCGTTAGAGTAAGTAGTTGTGTTGAACCTGAATTAAATTGTATAATACATCCTTCTGCAAGATCGACGTTTAAAGTTGTTCCATCTACTGCACTTTGTCCAGTTGCATCATTTAAAAATACAGTTCCGTGAGTATAAGCTGCCAACGTACTTGCCGAAAAAATTTCAGCGCTGTCATCTGTTAAATTGTTATCAACTGCTGTAAAAGTATGTATGCGACTGGTTTCGGTAGTTCCTTGTTTTTTTAGTCCAACGCCACTATGATGTTCATATCTTTGTGTTAAACGGAAATGGTCAGCATTGCGTTCTGCGTGTCTATTATGACCATTTAATTTTAATTGACCTGTTGATATCTGGTCGTGTGCGGAACTTGCTTGTGATATCACACCTTCATATCTCTTAAAATTAAAGCGACTTTCATTTGTTAAACCTGTATTTTGTATATACCATATTAATTCTTTTACTGGATGGTTAATTGACAAATTAGCACTATAAATACTATCAGTATAACCACTTGCTATAGTATCGCTATGAACCCTTTGTGTTTGTTCAATTAAATATTCGTGTGGAATTTGGGCAAACCGACGGCGTTCGTCTGTATCTAAATAGATATATTCACACCATAATTTTGTATTTGCACTCGATAATGTTTCTCCTCCAGATGATGCCGAAGCAAAGGTAATGGTTAGTTTTACTTCATGATACTGTAAAGCTATAAGAGGAAGAGCTAAACCAGGGTTTCTGCAAAACCAAAATTGAAGAGGTATGGTTGCTGTATTATTTAATGTGTCACATTGTATCATTTCATTTAATAATATACTTTTATCGCCACTTGTAGTAAGTTCTGCCCAAGTATGCATCCAATCTCCATAATGAATATCCATAGATTGTCCGCCAATAATAAGCTCCATTTGATCGATAGATGCATATGCATTTGGATATCTACAAGCTGCTGTAGCATAATTTAAGTCTAAATACATGCGGTGAAGTAAATCACCATTTCTTGATATAATTGCCGTTACTTTTTCCCCAATTGCCACGTCACCTGTAATAATTTGTTCTATAGATTCCGTGCTGAAATTTGTGTGTCTTCTATAGATCATTTTGAAAAAAGTAATTTGTGGGTTTCCTGTTAAATATACGTCCTGCGCGCCATAGGCGACTAATTGCATAAGACCACCTGCCATTATTATATAAAATAGAGAGATAAGTTAATTTCAACTTGATTATAAATTGAAAAGAAATAAATACTGTAATTGTAACGTAGTGTTTTCAAAAAACTCAATTAACTTCTATGTTCCGTGCGTTTAATTCTGCTTGAACTTTCAAACGTTCTTCAAAATCATTTTTAAAAGCATAATCTGGACTTTCTAAAGTAACACCAGTAAGTCCGTGTTCTTCAATTTTATCTGCCGTAGCTGTTCCATCGATTATATTTTTTTGAATTTCGCAACATGATTCCATTTTATCATTTGGACAACCATAGCAATATGGAAAGTATGTTTTTTCGTCATAATAATCTTTATAAGATAGAGATTGGACGTTTATTGGTAATTCACAGAAACCATCGTCTTTACATCCGCCACGAGTATTTTCATAATTTGTATTTCCAAGATAAAATGGACAATCACTATCTTGCTCACATTTATTATCAAATATTGCTGCTTCCTTTGGATTTCCATCTGAATCAACTGCTGCTTCACATTCTTCTTTTGTGCTATAATTAAGAACATCACCATCTTCTGTCATACAAATGGCTGGATTTTGAGTTAATTCAATTTGTAATTGATCTCTTTCGTTCAATTGTTCCTGCATATATTCTTCGTCAATTTTCAATTCATCGCTTTTGAATAAATCCCGTATAAAAGTATCTTCATTACTTGATCTAAAATATGTCATATTTGCTTCATATGGTGTATATGGATAATCATGGAATATATTTACTTTATTATCTAATTGTGTTTTTGAAAATCCTGGAGTAAGCATAATATTCTGTTCTTGCTCTAATCCCATAATATTAAGATTATTTACATAAATATAATTTGAATTTTCTTTTCCAACATAACATTTTGAAATTAATACATATGCGAATGCTTTACCTTTTATATAATATGTAAATTGAATCGTATATTCATAATATGAATCATTATGTTTTATTTGGATAATTCCAGGATTCCATATATAGGTTTCGCAATCACTCATATCTTTTTTACATTTAATATCTGCTGCGGTTTCACTTAAAGTTTGAACATATGCTTTGAATTCTTCATCTATATATGATTTTAAACGGTCTATTAGATTATTCAAAACATCTTTATTTACAGTTGTAAATTCCATATTTTCAAAATAAGATACCTTAGGATCCTTTGCTTCTTCATATTTCAAATTATTGAGAGATGCATTGTTATATCTATTTATAACTTTATCTAATACATTTTGTTTGAAAATATCTACATTTATAATCCTTGAACGTGATTTGTTTGTATTAGAGAAATAGACTTGAGGAAGTATTTTGTTTTCTGGATTCAAAAGACGTCGTGAATATTGTTTTTTGAAACATTTATTTGAAATAGGTGCTTTTATGTATTTCTTTGAATCTTTGAAAATTTCAAATCTACTATCTAAAGCAGTTGAATCTTGTGTTAAGTTATATGTTGGTTGGTCGTCATTCTCATTTTGAAAAGATTCTTTTGATATTACTAATGCTTTGCTATAAAGATTTTGAAATCTTTCTTTTTTGAAAAGTGTATTTTGAAACATGACATTCATATAACCATTATATAAGATATATGAAAGAAGTAATAATAATGCGAGTATAATCCAATAAAATATAAAATACATTGAATATCTTTATAATGTAATAAGAAATTAACTTTTCAAATTTCATAGACCAAAATCTTTTTTTGTAGATGAACGGAAAATAACGGAAACTGACATAATTTCATGGTTTTTAATTTAAACAAAACGTATATTTTACAATTAAATTAATTATGAATTTAGTTTTAGAAGGAGGTAAGACATATTTTCGCTTTAGTAATGATTATGCTGAATTTGTGAAAGATATTTTAATAGAACAAAATGAATATAATGATGTAATGTTAGATGTTGCACTAACATCAAGTGGTATTCAAGCAATTTCAATTACAATGCAAGTATTATTTTCTAAATTTAATTGGACTGATGATATATGTGTTGTATATGGTAGTGAAATGTATAATGAAACACCAAAGACTATAGATTATTATTGTGATTTTTATAAAAATAAATATAATAAATATAAAGTTGATATAAATGATAATGAAGCAATAATGAATTTGTTTAAAAAAAAGTTATATAATAAAAAAGTTATATTTGTGTTTGAAGCTTGTACAAATCCGAATGGTTATTTGTTTGATTTTTCATTAATTCCTTTGATTAAACATATATGTAAAAATATATTTATCGTAGCAGATACAACTTGGACGCCTGAATTTAATGTATTAAAATTAGGTGTTGATTTATTAGCAATATCATTGACGAAACATCATAGTGGTTCAAAATGTATAATTGGTGGTATTATTGGTAAAAAAGAAGATAAAATAATAGATGATATAAATAATCTAATTAAAATATCTGGTTTACACGTATCTCCATATAATTGTTCAATATTATTAGATAATATAATAAATATGACAGAAAGAATTGACAACTCGAGTAAAGAAGCACTAAAATTGGCAAGAGAACTATGTAAAAAAGAAAAAGTAAAACAAATAAATTATCCATTACTTGAAGATAATTATTCTTATAAATTAGCGAAAAAATATAAAATTAGATCAACTATATTAAATACATTACTAGAAATAGATGATGAGTATATTGAAGAATGGGTTGAAACCAGAAATAACATATATTTTTCAACAAGTTATGGTTCATCAGAAACAAGAATAGATCCTTGGTACAAAAAAGGAGATATAGCGAATCATTATTGGATTAGAATTGCGGTTGGATATGATTCTAAATCAGAAGATATTATCAATGCATTGGATATTTAAATAACTTATATATGTAATAACATATTATAATTATAGTATTTAGGTGGGAATATATTTTTCAAAAGATTTCAAAAATTTCGAAATATAATTTATTAATTCACATTTTTGAACATTTCACTCAACCATGCGTTTTCATCTGTTTGGTCATGATTTGGTCTATAAAAATAGGTGCGGTTCTTATTCATTTTGTCATCAAGCATAATTTTACCATTTCCTAATTCACTGAATGGTGTACCATTTAATAATTGGGTAATAAAGTAAATAGAATATGTTCCGCATTCGGAATGTTTGTATTGATGTCTGTTTTTATTAATGTATATTTTATTACATTTGTGAATCATGCCATCGCAATTTTCAAAATTATTCAATGGTCTGTCTAGTGTAACTAATCTATTTTTTATGTCAATGTTATTCACTTTTCGAACTTCTTGACAACTGTTACATAAACGATTCATAGTTCTTTTCTGTAGTTTCCCATTCAATTGTATCTTACCTAAATTACACGTTTGCACCAGATCACCTTTATATAAACCTTTTACAAACTCTTTACAAGAAAATTTTACAACAGTAGGACTCATATATTTTACTCTACAAACCGTTGCGTGTGTATTGTCCATATTTTTAACACCTTCAATTCCTCTTTTATATAGAGAATCATTTGATTGAGAATGAATACGGGCAAGTAATCTTCCTATTTCTTTTAGAGGTTTATATCCATATGAATCAAAATAATATATACCTCCTTTTCTGAAATCAGCAAACATTGAAACCCAATGACTCCCCTGTTTTGTATGTGGATCAAAATTGAACACAATTCCTAATTTTGTTTTACCCTTTCTAAGGAGATTTTCAATATTTAAATTACATAGTTCATTAACAACACATTGACCCACATTGAGTTTTTTATCGAAATCTAAAGGAACTGGACCAATGAATTCAAAATCCTTGAACTTGAGAGGATATTGTTCCAATACATTTGCTATATCTAATGTGTTTAACCAAGTATCAAGTTTTTTCTTCCAAGGAAATGGCATTTTGGGTCGAAATGTTTTCTCTAATAGTTCAGGGTCCTTTATATTTTTCAATAAATCCGTTTCTAACCAGCACCATTCATTAGGGCAATTAGAAACGCTTCTCATTTTTTCCTTTATACGTGTCCATAAAACTCTTTTGTTTTTAGATGGTTTAATTTGGTTATTTTTATTTTGTAAATTCCATTCATTTGCAATTTTTTCTAAAGATGATAGAGAAAAACAACTTACACTATCGCCTTTTCCAGGAGCGCAATATTTTGACATACTTAAATTAAATGAAATAAATTAATTCACTATTATAACAATACAATAATTTTATTATAAATCCAAAGATTTATTTGTTGTAAAATAAAAATATCAACAATTAATATCACGCATTATTACAGATAAATGTCATTTTTACAAAACTTATTGTCTATTTTTTTCAAAAATAAAATTACTATAACGACAGTACCATATATAAATGGTGTTAATTTTAATAATAACTTAAAATATACATTTAACAGTGGTATAACAATACGTCAAATAATGAACAATTTAAATAAATATAGAAATCCGGCTCGTCAAGTAAAAGCATGTTATATTAATGGATTTAAAGCAAATGATAATATTAAAATAATAGAAAATACTATCTTACAATTAGAATTCTAAAGTTCAAAGTTCAAAGTTCAAAGTTCAAATAACTTAAAAGTAACTCTGCTATATTTTTATTAATCTTAGTTCAAATAGTAATATTATTTTAAATTATCTTGAAATGGAATCAAATCAAAATGAAAATCAAAATGAAAATCAAGAATATGTAAATGAAGGAGAACAATCATATCTTGATTTGCTCCGTAAAATTCTAACTCAAGGACAACCCAAAGAAGGACGTAATGGTACAACGATTTCATCTTTCGGCGAACGCATGGAATTTAATATTGAAAATCAATTTCCACTTCTCACAACAAAACGAATGTTTTGGAAAGGAATTGTAGGCGAGCTTGTATGGTTTTTAAACGCAAATACAGATGCCAAAAAACTTAATGAAATGGGTGTAAAAATCTGGGATGGAAATTCCAGTCGCGAATATCTTGATTCAATTGGATTAACTGATTATAGAGAAGGGGACTGTGGACCTATTTATGGCTTTCAATGGCGTAATTTCAACGGGACTTATCAAGGACCGGATGTAGATTATATTAAAGAAGGCACTGGAGTAGATCAATTAGCATCTATTATAGAGCAAATACGAACAAATCCTGGAAGCAGAAGACTAGTTATGAGCGGATGGAACCCTTATCAAGAGAAGCAAATGGCGCTTCCTCCTTGTTTTGTAGAAAATACATCAGTATTAACTGAAACCGGATATAAATTCATACAAGATGTAAGCAATAAAGATAAATTATTTACACATACTGGCGAAATACATGAAATTGGACAAATTCATAAAACATTATATACAGGACCAATACACACTTTAAATATACAATACATTTCAAAGATAATGACTACCCCCGAACATCCATTTTATGCAAGAGAAGTTATATATAAAAATAATCCAAAGTTGGTAAGGCTCAAATGTTCTGAACCACAATGGATTAATGCTGAAGACTTAACACAGAATCATTATCTTGGCATTAAAATAAATAATCAAAATATTATTCCTAAATTTACAATAATAAAAAATATAAATAAAACTAAAAGTAAAGAGATTAATATTATGCTAAATGATACTGATGTGTGGTTTTTGTTTGGATATTATTTAGGAGATGGATGGAGTAGATGGGATAGAAAAGGAACATTCTATATTGTATTTAATAATGATGATGAAAAAGAACTTGTGAATAAATTCAAACAAATTATAAATATGCGTATTAAACAGCGACAGACTAGTTGTGTAGTATATGAATGTCACAATTATGTTTTTTCACATATTCTTAAAAAATTTGGCAGAAAAGCACATAATAAAATAATTCCTAATTGGGTTTTAGATTCGCCAAATGAATTTATACAATCTTTTATAGATGGTTATATTAGAGCCGATGGTTGTGCTATTAGTCAAAATGGTAATTTATATACCAATATAACAACAACGTCAAAAGATATTGCTCATAAAATGCAACTTCTTCTTTTGAAATTAAATATATTTTCAAGTGTTAAATTACAAAAGAGACCTAAAACATGTATAATAGAGGGTAGAACTGTTAACCAACGAGATACATATACAATATCTTATATTAAAAATAGAAAGAGACAAATACGTTC